AGCTGGTTTAGCTTCTGGTGTAGCTTCTGGTGTAGCTTCTGGTGTAGCCGCTGGAGCCGCTTCCACTGGAGCAGGGGGGCTATCCACAGCACTATACCCTGTGCTAAAGTCATCCACAAACTCATCCAACTGCAGCATGGCGGGTATATTTGCTATGACTTCGGGTGTTTTTTTCGCGCCCTCAACGACTTCCCTAGCCCCACGCCCAATGTTAGTCCCTGCCGAATCTGGTGGTTCTTCTGGCTTGCGATTAGGGTTATACTCATCGCGCAGTGCTGCAAGGCGCTCCCAGTACTCAGGGCCCCCGTTAGGGTATTCGTCCGCTAGATCACGCAGCGCTTGCTGGTACGCCACAGCTCTATCGTGAGGGATAGCGGGAGTCTCTTTAGTGTCAGGGGCGCCAACAGCTGCAGGTGGTGCGGCTTCTGCGAAAACAGTAGGTATACTCTCCAACACCTTTTGGTCGGTAGCTATAGCGGCGGCGGTTAACTCCGCGTCATTTAACTGATCTTGCCCCTTAGAAGTGTCGTCTGGAAGTAAACCAACAGGTTCTGACACGCGGTACGCTCTATCAACCTGAGGAGTCATACCGGCTTCTTCCGATGTTGGTGGAGGAACAATGCCCCCCTCAGGAATCACAATATCTTTTTGTAAAATCGGAAGTATCCCACGAGGGTTAGGTGGGCCTTGTGGAGGAGCTAACCCTTTTTGAGCGGAGGGGGCTTTGGGTGGCTGAGTGACAGCGCTTCCCATAGCCTGAGCCCGAGAGTACCCTTCATCGCCGGGGTAATAAATCACGTCATTTAGGACGTAAGGCCTCCCAACTTGAACATCCGCCACATAGTCTCTCGACTGCACCTGCCCGCCCGGAGCGTACCGTTGGCCTTTCTTTTTCTTAGCTTTGAGTATTTTAGGCTCGTCAGGAGGGCAGTCCATACGGCCAGTAGCTGGGTTCTTGAAACACGATGCGCTACGAGCGGCTGCGATAGTGGGGTCAGACAGCCCTTGCATGGGTTCAGCTTCGATTTGCCCACCAGCAGCAAACTGCGCGACACCCCCCACAGGTATAGCCCCTTGCGCAGGGGTAGGTACACCAGCGATACCGCCTAAAACGTCATCCACAACAGTTCCAGAAGGAGCCTCCCGCTCACTCTTATTGTACTCATCACGTAGTTTTTTACGTCGCTGCATCTCGGACAACACTAGGTATTGAGGCGCCGCCGAGCTCTGCATAGTTGTAACCAGCTGACCATCAGATAAATCCTTGAGGTCGTTCTGGATCTCGATAATGTTCATCGAGCGCCTCCAATGTGGCCGCCTCGTCCAGCGTTAAACATCCCCAACCCCGCTAGCCCCATACCACCAATCTGCCCAGCCAAACTAGGCTGTGGTTTATACGCAATAGTTTCTTGCTGTACAGGCACCGGTATACCTCGCATAAGCGAATTATAAAACGCTAACTGCTGACGCTCATAGTCACGTTTGTTGACGAAGTCTTGGTATTTCTGGTCCAGCTCTTTTTGTGCCAGCGCTTGTTGTTCAGCACCGACGGCGTTCTGGGCTTTGTACCGCGCCATGTCAAGCTCTTGCTGAGCTGTACCTAACTCCTGCTGCGCTTGAGCAACCTGAGTTTGAATCTGTTGCTTCTGCTGGGTGAATGTAGCTCCAAACTGCTTGGAGGCTTCCGCTTGCTGTTGAGCTGTCATACCTTGCTGAGCAGCGAACTGTTTGAACCCTTCAGTGGCTTTATCAGCTTCCATCTGCGCGGTGCGATCCGCCCCAAACTGCTGAGCTCCTTGCTCATAAGCGCGCTGAGAACCTTTAGTTTGGATATCACTCAGCTGTTGAGCTAAATTACGACGCTGTTCTGCTTCAACAACCCCATGCCTAGCCCCACCAAAAGCATTAGCCTTAGACGCCTGTGCGGCGATATCTAACTGTTCCTGCGCACCCTGCCGTCTAGCTTCACGCTTCTCAACGTCAATAACTGACTGCTGGTAGGGGGACATATATTTAGCCGCTTGAGTAGCATCCCACTGAGGCGCTGACACAGCACCGGCAGAATACCCGGAAGTAAACGACGTCGGAGCAAACGATGAAGCTCCTACATCAGACTGCACCCCCGATAGCGCCGTACTAGCTGCACCTAAGTCACTAGGGCGCCCCATACCAGTTATTCCCGCTTGTGCAGCGGTTTGAGCCCCAGTAAACCCTGCGGTTCGGTCCTCAGTGTAGGCTTCATAAGGCTTAACAGACTCTTCCTGAGTCCTAGCCATCATGTCCTTAAAGTACGGCTCCGCATACTCAGGTAAATTCGTTTGATAAGATGTACTCTCTTGAGTACCCGGATCACCACCACACATGCCCATTAGATGTCTCCATTTGTATGTTCAGCGCAGTACGCCTTAAAATCATCTGCACCGGAAATAAGCGCGTGAAACGCTTTAGCCCCCTGTGCCGCCCAGTCCAACCCACCCTTTAGATAGATGGCGCGTTTTACTACAGGTGCATACGATAACCTTAACGCATAAGATACCGTAAGTTCTTTATCCTTTTCTAACTCATTCGCCGCGAGCCAGTCATAAACCCCCTGCTCTATAAACGGCTGTAATTCAGCTTTATAGTAGTTGTAGAACGGGTTATTGGGGAGTGAAACCAGCATAATAGAGAACGCGTTAGTTATATCTTCAGGCAGGGCTACATTGTCGCCATCAATAAGGTCGTCCCACACACCACAAACACTTAATATAGACAAACAAAAGTTAACTGCGTCTGCGTCATCCTTCAACCAACGATGCAGAAAATCAGCGACCTCTTGTCTATTACGAGTGATCATGCAGGTAAGTAAGCTCCAGCGTTAATATCACTAGGTTGGTTACTATTACCCGTCCTAGCCTCTCTAATTCTATCCATCATGGCATAGAGTTGGCGAGCGCCGGCGTTAGTTGAGCCATTACCAATGTGACTAACTACATCGGCGGGAACAACAAACTCATCAGTGCTAAGCGCTGCAGGCTCTCTATTATCAATCTCAGCGGGGATAGAATCGCTAGTACCATCGCCATTTCCGCGTGTTAGCCCTGCTAGACCCCCCTCAGCGAGCCTATAACTGCCTTTGAGCCCACCTAAACTAAACTGTAGACGCCGTTTCTCTTCTTCGGCTGCTTCAGCGGGAGTTTTACGTGGGGGTTGAGGCTGTTTAACCTGCCCACCTTTTTCAAATAACGACCCGCCACCAATAGGAGTTGGAGCCTCACGACCTACCGCAGCGTAATTAGCGAGTATGCGCTGCTCAACAGCGCGACGCTGAGCGTCTTTCTCCGCTTCCTTATCGGCTTTCTCCTGTTCAGCGGCCTCTCGCGTATCAATATCAGCTGACCCAGCCATTCCAGTACCCGCGGCACCAATACCATATTGGTTTTTACTAACGAAGTCACCAAACGCCTCAGGGCTCTGTGTAATATTTCGTAACCCCTGCCCCTGATACTGTAACTCCTGCCCGAACGACATATCAGCCCCCGGGGTTGTGACCTCCGCCCCCACGTACTCAGACATTCCAGGGGCATTAGACTGAACCATCGCGTCGGGTGCTACGCCTGTATCAAATGGAGTCATCATATTGCCTGCGTCCACAGCGTTATTAATTGGACTACTTGGCATCGTATACGCTGCTTGGTCCGCGCCTGAAAGATTACCAAACTGTTCAAACGTGGCAGTGGGGGCTTTAAAATAAATGTCTGGGTTCATACCGGAATGAGGCCCTGTAGTTACACTAGAAAACTCAGGTACTGTTTGGGAATTAAGCCCATAGTTCGTAGGGTTGGCAGCCATGTCAGCTTGAAACTTAGCAGACACCTCCGCAGGAGTCATATTACTAAGGTCGATCCCCTGCGCAAACTGTTGTGTATTAGCCGCCATTGTCGGGTCAGTTACAGGCGCTCCACCAGCTTCAGCAAGCCCCCCACCTAATGCGCTCATACCTCCAGCGGTGAGTCCAGCCATCAGCCCTTTTTCAAGAGACCCGGTTGCTGCAGCAGTAGTGCCTCCAACAAGAGCCCCTGTACCTAGAGCCCCCAACCCCATAGCTTTAGCCCCTAACCCAGCAAGGAGAGGGATAAACGCAAACGCTTCCGGTAGCCCTGTATCGGGGTTTTTTGTAACCCGCGTACCGTTCGCTCTAGCTAGAGACTCTAGCCCCGCTACCTCCGCTGGAGCTACGTGCATAAGCATTGTATCTCCGTTGCGCCCTTTACTTGCGATTTCGTGCGTATTCATAATTAGAATCCAGTTTGGCGGCCCAGTTCCATAAATGTAGCAACAGCATGGACCGAAGTATTTGCTGAAGCTTGTAGTTTCAATAAGTCCCCGCGGCACTCACATATAACTAGAGGAGTATCACTCAGCACCTCATAGGAAGCGCCAGCGGAAACAGAATGGTCTTTTAAAACCCAATAATCTGTAGTATCTGCCCCAGAATACAGTTTGACGCTAACAGTTACCGCCCCACCACTATAGTTAGTAAGCCTAAGCCCTTTTATAATGTACCGATCCCCGCTCACAGGCGTAAACATGCTTGCTAAACTAGTAGTAATGTCATACAGCTTAGTATCGAATGAATAAGCGTTAACTTGTGTAACTGACCCCATACTATAGTCCAATCCAGTGCATAGCTACGCGAGATATTGAATCTGGCTCCTTTGTATAGTTTACTTGTTGTAGAGCAAGCTGCAAAGTCCTAATTAGAGTAGCCATCTGCTGCTGATCATACTCAACAGGAGGCGGTGGTAGAGGTTCTATAAGTATCTTAGCCATAGCTACCTCCTACCATCCGAACGTAAATCAATCCGAGGCGCACCGTACCGCCACCAGTCTCCAGCATCTGTGTTTTTCACGCGTAACGAAGCTTGACGCCCACGGATTCTAGTATCTATCTTTTCAGTCGTAGAGGAAACTGTCCCTACAGCCTCAGTAACTTGAGTGCTATGAGAGTAAGCCCTAGTTTTAAGCGACAGCGTTACACTCCCCCCGCTGATGGTAAAATCAGGAATAATACGACTAACAAACATCATACTGTCACCTTCACCAATATCAAAGTCAGAAGACTCAATATGAGCCACAAGCGCTTTAGAATCCGCATCATACCCCTTCTCGTGACTATACAGTTGGCCGTATTGACTAGCAGCTACAGGATATTTTAGTGCGCCTTTATCTGCCCAAGTACATCGCTCTAATCGACCCACCCACCACGACCCGTCGTGTACATTTGTTGACACATACCGACTAGGTTCTAAAGCCTCTGTAGATGTAGTACAAGACACGGTTGCTTCTGTAGCATGGGTAGCAGCCGCACCACCACCCGCAACGCCTCGAGTACACCCGAACAACTGAGTGTCGTCTTTAGATGTGTATGAAATCTTCTCAGCGTCTACCAGCACTGTCCCCGAAGTAGGGAACCCCGCAGTAGTATCAACCACAAGAGTAGTATCACTAGCGGTAATCGCCCCGTTAAGCTCCGTATCTTCTACAGAGTTGGTAGGGTAAAACCACACAACTTCATTAAACTCTCTATTGAGCCCCGCAAACACTTTACGTTGTTGGCTCTCTGTTAACCCATCAAAAACAAACTTCTGAACAGTACACTGAAAAGGAGAAACCCCGCCTTTATAGATATAGAACGCATTTTGCCCCATCCAGTAAACTACGTTGTTATAAGCAACCCAAGCATGAGGGCCGACAATGCCCGTAGAAGTTCCGATCTGCTGAAACCCGAATGTATAGGGCGTGCCCAAATACTGCATGGAGTGGACATCGTCATCAGTCCAGATTATAGCTTGCCCCTCAATATTAGCGGCGCTGATAATCTCAGTACCCCCAGTTAGTCGTTGGCTACCAGCGGTGTTAGTTATTGTCGCAGTCCAACTGGTATTATCCTCCTGATGGCACCACCTAACCTGCATAGTGTCCAAAGAACTGCTCGGAGTTCCCGGTGTATTACACCCCAACACTACTAAATGCCGTTCTTTAGTAGTTAATATAGTATTAGCTTTAGTTGGGGCATTAGAGACAATAACCGCGCGGTTCGCGGGGTTAGTAGCATCCCACGAATAGATAGACCCTCCAAAGGGGTTAATTAAAAGGTCTTCCCCCCAATTCGCCATTGACCATGTGCGCGGAGGGAGTTTAACCGTGGACGAGGTCCTAGCGGTGCCCCATGTGGAGCTACCATAGGTAGCCGCGCCCCAACCGTAACCGTATATCTCGTCAGCGTTACCTATAGAAATCTCATAATCCCCCGTCACAGACGCCCCACCACCAGAAGCCGACGATGACGCGCTTGTAGTTACAGTAATAGTATAGCTGTTAGCATTTACGTAAGTAATCTCGTGGTTAGCGTTAAGTTCACTCGCTGGAACCCCTCCGGTGGCAGTCGCGCTAGAAAAGGTAACATAGTCTCCATCCTCAGCCCCATGGGAGGCATGAGTTACGGTGATTGTAGTAGACCCGCTGGTTGTTGCAAAAGGGTCGCTCCCTAGTGCGGCATCGTCAGCCCGAAGGGGGGTAACATCATACAGCGTCCCCCCGGTTTCTACGTAGGCTTTACTATGTGTAACTGTGGCGAGATAAATAGTACCATCTAAAGTTCGCCATACATGGGATGCTCGGGGCTTACCCTCGACTGTCGATGTTACATACTTCTCCCACCCTCCAATTTTCTCAGGGCTGCCAGCCTTAAACCGAACTTTATCTGAGTTATACCAACCGCCTTCACGCGCGTACGAAGTAGACTCGCGATCTATACCGGGCTTAAATTGAAGTTTCTGATACGCCATAGCTTAGGAAGCGCCGTCAGCTGCTATCCCCTGTAAAACTTGCAAGGTCACACTCCGCTGTATATCAGCGCTTGTAGTATCGGTGTCAGGACTATCTATGTCAGTCTGCGCCGCGGCTTCTGTCTCGTACTCTTCATTAGATTTAGTGTTTAAAACTGTAGTAACTACTCTAGGAAGTATAACTTTACTACCGTCCGCTCTAGTTTCCCCGTAAGTTGATTCTGTAACTATCGGCATTATGCTGTCCTCGTCTTGCTGAAATTATTTAGGGGGTCCATTTCTATACTCCATATTTATTCCTTTGATTAGTATGATAGTTAATCTAAATGGGGCTTGAGAGTCTTAGGTGTCATTCTAAAGCCTTTAGTATTTCCTGATCCCAACCTTGTTCATCTGCATATGTTCCAATAAGACTTGTCAGGAATCCAAAGCCCACCGGATCGCTGTAAGGCATAGGGTTATCAACAGTTATTGTCCCTGTCTTTGAATACTCTTTTAAGTCAGATATCCTTTGTCCAGTATAGACAACATCCCAACCAAGAACTTGTGTAGGCTCTTCAGGGTTATCCAGGATAGCTTCAATTGATTTAATGTAAATTTCTATCATGAGCAACCACACCCCCTTTCCGGCCCAACCCAGCCTGTGGGTAGGTTGTTATCCATTGAATCTGCTCCCGGCAATTGACCAGACCAATCCCACAAGGAATTCCAGTCATAACCATAGTGATTACCGTTACACTCCAAGATGGGCGTATGGAATGTGGAGTTTTTACCGGGAATACACATCTTGGCGGTAGTCTGGTTAGCAGTGCCGCAAGATCCACCAGTTACCCAGCCAGTATTATTACTGAATCCACCTGATGCTTGATAGCAATAACTACGAGTCATCCAGCCATTGGTAGCATCAAACTTGAACCATCCTTGACAACTGGCTGCTGCACCGTCTCTACTCCAGAATCCGATAGACCCTGATGTTTTCTCAGATCCAGTAGTTAGAGGTGATCCAGAAGTTCCTGAATTGAACTCCCAGATTTTTCTCCAAGTGCCTCCATCATTAACGTAAGCTCTCTGAATATCTCTCCATGTGCCACTGTCATTCACATAGAGTTTCTTCATCTGCCTCCATGTACCGGAGTCATTAACGTATATGCCTTGTAAATATCCCATGATTAATACTGGTATGTAATGTCACCAGAAGAACCACCTGTAGGTACTCCTGCTGTTGTTGCCTCAATTGTCCTTGCCCCAGCTCCATTAGTACCTAAATCGCCAAGTTCAGTCTGTACATATGCTGTAGTAGCAATCTGAGTGGTGTTGGTATCTGCTACTGCCGTTGGTGCAGTAGGTGTACCTGTAAGTGCAGGGGAAGCTAATGTGGCAAAAGATGTTGCTACAAAAGCTGTAGTAGCTACCTGTGTAGTATTAGTACCTGATGTTGCTGTAGAGGCACTAAAGGACTCACTAGCATCACCATTAATATCAGCTTTGGAATTAACTGCTGTCTTTACTGCTGTGAACTCAGTATGGAAATCATCACCAGAAATAATCTTATCTGGATCACTGTCGCTTAGAGCATCTTTACCACTCCAGCTTACTTGTAAGTTATAGTTGCTCATCGTATCTTGCCTCTCTTAGCCCAAATTGTCATATTCTGTAATGATGCCTTAAATCCATTCATAGTTCCCTTCATCTCAAGTCTCAAGACCTTAGCTGCTTTAGATAGAGAAAGTTTATACTCACTAGGCTGGAAAGCAGGAGCATATTTAGCTGCTCCATAGAGACTTCCACTCTTGCCCCAATAGTATGAAGAACCTGCTGTAGTTGGAGATAGAGTGAAGTTAGCACTATCAGCAGTAACTCCATAGTCTCTATACCAGTTCATAGTTACATCCATATTCTTGCCACCAGAGATTACAGCTAAGAATCTCTTTAGTAGCTTACTAGATGAAGGATCTCCAAAGTCTAGCCAAACGGTCTTAAAGTCTGACTGATATGTATTATTTGTTGTTGACCAACACTTACTATCTGTTGACTCCCAAGTATGTCCAGCAGCCTCACACACAGTCTGATTAGCATAGGAAGCAGTTACATCAGTCTTAATTACATCATAGTAGTCTTCATAAACAGCTACCTTACCTTCATAGTCTGAATGTCCTAAACCTATATACATTTTACCTTCTGTTGTACTAAGGAAACTCTTAGGCATTTTATTAGAATCAAAGTTCCAAGTGGTAACTCTAGGGGTATTGTCAGGATTCAAACCCTTAAAGTCAAAGACATAAACTATATTTCTATCAGGGAAGCTTAAGACATAATAACCACCACAGATACAATACTGTCCTTTACATTTATCCATATCAGCATTAACAATATGAGTTGTCAATTCATCTTTAATATTAATACTCAGATCAGTCAGTGGCATCTTATCTTGAATCTTAGTTCTTGATAGAGACCTAAGACCTGAGTTACTTAGAAAGACTATATCATCTCCTAAGGCTGCTACTGAATCTCTAGCGGCACAACCTACACCCTCAATGACTTCATCTAGGACAAAGGTAGAAGCTGCTGGATCCCAAGGATCATTATAGATAGCAATGTTCCTTTTACCAAAGATCACCAATTTACCCATAAATCCTGTAAGAGCTACAACTTCATCACCATCCCAAACTGTCTTTAGATCTATAGAGCCTGAGGCTCCTGTATTGAACTTATGACCTATGAGAGTATCTGAGTAAAAGACTACATCTTTCTCTTCCGCTATTCCTGCTACCCAAAGTCTACCAAATTCTCCTAAGCAACAACTAGGGTTAAAAGTAGAGACTCCTGTTGGTGCTACATATCCTGTAGTATCGTCCAAGTCCATCCAGTTAGTGCCATCATAATGAATAGGTTTATGACTAGCTTGAACTCCATAGAGATTACTGTTGAAGTTACAGAACTCCCAGTTACCATCTGTGATAGTCTGTGGAGTACCTGTGAATGATTGAGCATCTAAGGTATATGGAGTATTGGATGTATTAAGTTTATATATTGTGTCATTAGCAGCAGCATATATTGTTGAAGTTCCTGTCTGACTTCTATATTCAGTTATAGATTTAACAATCTTATTCTGTGCTAAGTTGGTTGTTATCTGCTTGATCCCTGCTCTAGTTGTAATACGACCTCTATCGTCCAGCATAATGTTCTGAGCAGAGGTTAGCCATTGGTGCTCAAGAGCACTGGGGGAAGCCTGTCTGTTTAGACCATAGACTCCAATGGAATCTAGTACTAGAGGTTGTAAGGGCTGACTAGGCATACCAGA